AAACTTGGTGTTTGTAGGAGCTTCGAATGTGCCTTCTGTTGTGCGAGCAAAAGCACTAGTTGTAGCAGATTGCAATACTGTTAAAGCAGCTGAACTAACAACAGCCCAGTTACCAGCGCCACGACGTGTGCGCTGAGCGATCAAGTTAGCAACGCGGTTGATCAACACAGCCAAAGCTGCATGCTCATCACCTACGAATGTTGCTGTACCAGATACAGTAGCTTGGTTGTATGTGTACTCAGTAGCAGCCAAAGCACTCAATGACAAGAGGATCTCTTGGTCGATCTCAGCAGTAATTTCTTGTGCGAGAGCAGCCATGATTTCAGCTTCTACGTCAATACCGTGCATAGCTTGTGCGTCTTGAGCAGATTCAAATGTCCAACGAGCTTGTAACTTACGTGTCTTTGCTTCAACAGCTTGTTTCAAGATCTGGATACTGATCTGCTTACCGCCTGTACCTTCCATTGTACTTGTGTTGTTACCAGTATAACCAGTAGCAGTTGTAGTACCTTGTGGAACTGTAGAGTATGCTGTAGCAATGGTGAATGGGCTTAGGGCTTCTTGACCAGCTGTTACAGATGTTGCGGCTAAACTATTGTCAGTCAAGGACTGAGCATAGCGTACACGCAATGTGTGGATTTGGGATACTGGGCCAGTCATTGGCTGTACACCAACCAACTCGTTAGCAATAACGGTTGGCATTACACGACGGATAACTGGAAGAATCACACGATTCAAAGTAGCGATGTTACCACTAGCTGTTGAACCTGCTGATGCGTTTTCTTTCAAATACTTACGTGTGTTTTCGAGGATAACACTCATTGAGTTACGCTTAGAACCTTGCAAACCTTCTAAGAGTGCGTCTTTAGTGTCGCCCCAACGGCTTTCTAATAAATCTTGTGACATTTAAGTCTCCTTTTTCTAATATCTTTTAAATTACAGCCCTGCCAACCGCTTCAAGTCGATAACGTTGCTGTTTTCTTCAGCAGCATCATCTTGCTCTTGGACACGGGCAGATTTATCGCCAGTTACTTCGGATAATGACTCAGTGATTACTTTATGGGCTTTCACTGCGCGACTTTCCAAAACAGCCGGTAGATACTTTTCGAATGCGTTTTTCAAACGTGGAGTTTGAACGCTTTCGAGTAAATTACGCATAACTTCTGCTTTCTCTTCGTTGAGAGGAGCCAACAGTTCGTCTAATGTAGCTTGACGCTGATTAGATTCTTTAAGAATACGTACTTCACGTTCTTTGGATTCAACTAAGACAGTTGCTTTCTTAGCGAATTTGATGGCTTCAGCAATCTTTTGATCTTTCTGAGCAATAGTGTTGTGTAACTTGCGAACTTCCGCTTTCTCATTTAAATGAGTTGCGCCAAATTCTGCACTGTATGCTTCAAAAATACGACGTCCAAAATTGTTCTCGCGAGCAACTTGGATATCTTCTTTCAATTGACTGAGTTCAGCCTTGAGATGTTTGGATACAGCTTGTGTCATCTTTTCAGCAGATTCTTTTACGAAACGGCTCTTCAAACTTTCCAACTGGCCACGTGCTTGAGAAACTAAGCGAACTTTGGTTTCTACAACATCACGCTTGTCAGCGGCAAATTCTTGGATTTCACGAGCTAACGCATGAACGATGAAACCTTCCAATTTCTGGAGGCCTTCGTTATGTGTTTTACGGTCTCTGCGCAATTCGCCAATTTCTTCTGCCAATTTAGAAACCATGAAGCCGTTGAACTTGGCTGCTGATTCTTTCATTGTGCGTTGGAAGTTAACGCGGTCTTCGGCAAGTGCTTGCTTTTCAGCACGTACTTGCTCAACTTCTGCGATGAGACTTTCTGTTACCATACGATCAAGGGCTTCGACCATCACTTGTTTGTCATGCTCATAGCGTTGTGCAAACTCTTCGCGGAGTTCTGCACGTGCGGCTTCTTTGGCTTCAACAATCTTGGCTTCCCAAGCTTCGTTGATTTCAGCTTTCGCTTCCTCAGTAACCAGCTCACTATCTAATAACGGCTTTAGTGCGTCTAGCATTTTATTTCCCTTCAATCTTGAGACCACGTATCAAACGAATTACTTCGTTCTGCACGTATCTCTGTGCTTTATTGCTCTTAGCTGGGTCCTTGTACATTTCCAAAATCTTTTGTCCGCCGGTATGATTCAACAAACCTTCGTAAATTGCTGTTGGATAAGCATTGGGAGCACTAGGCTGAGCAACTACATCAACAGTGACTATTTCAAAGTCACTGACGTGTCCATTAGCGTCGTTTACATTTCCAGATCCACGACTGCTAACACCTAATTTAACACCACTGTCTAACATGGTCTTGACCAGTTGGCCCATTGGTGTAGGTAATATCTTGAGTTTGCCATAGCCACAAGGACCATCCATCCACATATTTTCAATCATGTGACTCACACGATCCAAATTAATCTTCAAGTCATCTGGGTGATCTACTTCACCCAATACAGAGTGACCTGTTTTAATTTGTTCGTTGATGGTGCCTACTGCTTTGGCGATTTCATTCACAGGATATACACGCTCATTTGCATTGCGAACTCCGCCTTCAATGCAAATACCCTTCATGTAAAGGGTCTTACCAGAACCATCAGCGGCTTCCTCAGTCAAAAGTTCTACTTTTGCCTGAGAGAAGCTTAGATGTTCCTTAAGATAAGTGTTGCGAGCCATATCTATGGATTAACCTTTTGGAAAAGGTGTGCGACTATTTGTACCTGCAGCCTGTGTCATTGTTGGCTTTGGTGCGGCTTCTAACTTGCTACCGTCTTTGGCTGGAGTATTTTTAAAACTACCTGCGCCTTTTACGGATGTTTCGCCTTTACTGTACTCATTGCTTGGCTTTTTGTAAGCTGATGTGCCATCTGGATTTGCTTCAGAAGCTACATTGCGTACTGGCTTTGCGGCCATTCCAGCTGCGCCAGAGTTGGCTGCCACTGGGGACTTAGAATTAGCACCGTTGTCGCCGTGTGTTGGGTTAGCAACTTTGGCTAAACTGATGTTTTCTGTCATTGGCACGTCTTGAAATTCGCTTGTGTCATCTTGAGCGTATGCGTCGCCGCCTACTTCATCGTCAACACTGATCATTTCTTCGCCGGATTCTTCGCCTGTGTCGTCGCCTAACAATGCTTCAAATTCAGCCATCAATTCGTCTAACTTGTCTTCTAAGTCAACCACGCGATCTTCCATGTCGCCTTCTTCAGCGTCATGATCATGTTCCATATCTTTGGTTTCTTCTTCGCCTGCTTCTTCGGCTTCGTCATCAAATTCTGCGTCGGACTCTTCTGTCATGCCTGATTCATCGGTGTCAACATCAGTGATCAAATCATCAGCTGCGTCGCCGCCCATATCTTCATCAGCACGTTCTTTTTTGTCTTCTGCGTCATCATACTCGATGTCTTTTTTGACTTCTTTGGCAGCACGTTCTGCGTGATCGTCTTCTTCTGCGTCAGACTCTTCGTTCATTAGGTTCTCATAGATTTCGCGTGATTTCTCAACTACGATATCATGGAATAATTCTTTAGCTTTCGCTTCTTCATCGTTAATTACATATTCAATTAACTGTTCAAATTTCGATGTCATTTATTTCTCCTTTAGAATGGCTCGTGCTGTATTTACACCTATATTATAATATAGGTGCTTTTAGTATGTAAAATTGGTAGTTTTTGTGGACTTTTGTGTAGTATTTGTTACACAACAGGTTCTGGTGGTGGCGCATATTGCATACGCACTAGTTTGAGTTTTTCTTTGTATTCAGCATTGCGAACATCAGATAGTTCACGTAATTTCTTGATTTGACGCAGAGTTAATCGTGTTTTACGTAGGTCTTTGAGCGTGGTTTGGCTGTTATCTTGCTCAAGATCTTGGTATGCGCTGGGGCTACGAGTGTAAAGTTCTGTAAGAATCATACCAATATTTAGTTATTTTTTAGCAGATTAGAGGCCTGCGCCAGCAGGTGCTGCGCCGGCTGTAGGGGTAGCCATGCCAGATGGAGGTGCTCCGCCTTCGGGTGCTCCGCCAATATCTCCGCCCATGTCTAGGTCGCCGCCTAATTCTTCGCCTGTGGCAATGTCAGATTCCATGCCGCCTGGCGTTACACCCACGCTGCGCAGGTCTGAGCCGGAGGCTGCAAGTTCTGGATTTTCACGTTCTTCACGCCATAACTGCTCGTTCTCAAGGATTTCTTCCTTGGTCAAGCCCAAATAGCGTTCTAATAAGAAGCGTTTGCTCAAGTATGGCAAGGGTTCAATGGCACTGAATGCTTGGATTCTGGTATTATCTAGCTCGACCTGACGGTAGCTGGCAAAGTTTTGTGGTTCACACAGCTTGATATTAAACAAACCTGCGTCAATATTAAAGCCTCTCCAAGACAAGAACAGTTTAAATTCTGTGTCCAGCTTTTGCATGATCAGCTTCTGCAACCGTTCACAGTACTTGTTAAATCGATATTCTTGGATCAATGCTGTGCCTACCTTGCCATCGTTCATGGTAGCGCCACTATCATCTGGTCCGGTTGGCAAATAGCTACTTGGTACCCGTAATCCACGTGCCATTTTGTTGTTGAAGTATTTTAAATCGTCAATCTCGCCTAGGTTTTGTCCGCCCGGAAGAACTTCAACTGAACTTCCACGACCTTCAGCAGTTTGTGGAAAGAAATAATCTTCATTGGTTGACAATGGATTGTAACTGGCGTCCATCATATTGCCACCACCACCGGTTGTGGTAGGAATTCTGCGCTGATGCATTTCATTTTTGACACGTTCTACAAATTGCATGGCCATATGACTTGGCATATTGCCCACGTCAATCTTGAACAAACGACGTTCTGGAGCACGTTGTACACGATAGATAAG